GTCAAGAAAAATACGTGGTGCGCACAAGTGTGCACGCACCACATACCGGGCAAACATCATGGTGAAATGTTTGCAGTCGTTTGCGCCCGGGCTCTCTAATTCGACCCAGGCCAACTTGGCCGGGGAAGGGGCGCAAACCGCATTCCATACGATCCACGATGCTGGCAACAAAGTTGCACCAGCCAAGTTTATTTATCTGGTTTGCCCTTCTTGACGAAAATCCAAAAAGAAAATTCGCTCGAAGAGCTGGACGTTTCTTAAAACACCCACGCCTAATCACCTACTCAATTCGGTGCATGGCGGGCCCTACCACGTCCCGGTGTGGGGATAACCCACACGAGGTACATGGCAAAGCCAAATCAGTACTTTCAGCATAAAAGCTAGGTAATACGAACCTCTAGTCCACAGACTAGGTAAAGAATAATCTGCACACAAGTGCACAAATCACAGCGTGGTTTCGGAAAACAACACACCAAGTAGAGCAATCCAGCTCAATACATAGTGTGCTACAATGCGTTCCAACGCAGTGTGCACTCACAGAACTGTTCCTAACCAAGGACTAACGGACTGTGCCGTTCCAAAGATTATTATTGGAGGCGGGCCTAAGTACGTGGCCAATCTCGCATCATCGCCTGCAGATACAGACAAAATAATGCGTGATGCCACCGTGCCGGTTGCAACCTGCAACGTAGGCACAGCATACGTGTTGTTGGCAGTCACCATAGCACCACCAGGTGCGAAGTTCCGGCCAACATCAGTTGCTAAGTACTGTCTCCTCATACTCAGGCGAGGGTACCAGCCATAGGTGGGAGCTTGAACGTGCAAACTGTTCTCTCCCGTCTGTACTTTTAGGCCACCCTCCACTGTACCACCACTGTACAAGCTAAAGCTATTTGGGGGTGCAACCCCCCCATCAGTTGGCGTGTAATACACTCTAGTAAGCGTATTTGGAGCACGTGTGTATATATCATAATTGGTCGTGCCCTGGTAATAGGCAAAGCATGCCGTTATCAAGGCTTGACGTCCATTCAGGAAATAAGCAGTAGTCGTACTCGCCATAGGCAAAGCCGTGGCAACACGCGGAGTGTACATGAACAATGGTAATGTTGTACGTTGATCCTGACCAACAGCCACATTCCAACCAACTTGGGTGGGAAGCATCAGAAGCTGTTTCAAGCTTGTGATAGCCTCCCCAGTCGTGTACTCAGCAACTGAACGCTTAGTAACAACACCCAAAGTGGATTGCGGAACGATAGGCTCCTCCTCAGGCGGTACAACAGTGGTGTCATCTGGAGCGCCACAAATGGCAAATCTCTCCCTTAAGCCAGATTGCAACTGCAATACTGGACTCTGGTTGGGAAAGGCTGCCATCGAAGGCGAACAAGGAACAGCAAACTCGAAATCATCACAAGCCGCCACTTCAACCAACACGTTGATGGCAGTAGAAGATTCCCCATTGGTAATCAACGGATCATACACGGTCAAAGTGACTCCACCAGTGGAAGAGTTACAACCGGTCCACAAATAAGGACTCATGTATGGGACTGTGAACTCAAAGGTATTGCTATCCTTCAAATCCCATATCTCCGTGTAAGAAAAGGGCTGAGGTCCAACCGCAGTTGTTTCAACAGCAGGAATCGTCGTGTTATTGGGAGTACTACCATTCGTCAAAAACGAATAAGGTACAAAACCCACTATAACACGACCGGCATAAAATTTATTTTTAGCAAAAGTAAATCTAAATTTCATACCGCCCCTCCACTGACGGAAAAACTGCGACCAATACATCAAACCCGTAGGCAAAATTGCATTGGCAGTGTTGGAGCTCAAAGGTGGCGCCAAAGAGCACACCGGCACCGCGAGGCGAGACCTAAACCAAAAATTGCTGGGAGTTGTATCACAAGCCCACAATCTAGTGTTGATAGTCTGCGACGTTGTCATCACAAAATAATGCAACTGGGAATATTTGCCCAGTACATATTGCAAAGACATCGCATCTTCCTCCGTACCGGGCATAGTCTCATCAACTCTTAACGAGTTCTCGGCAGTAGCTGCCAAAGAATACGCTGGAGTAGGGAAATCAACATTATTCTCGCCAACATAATCAGTACGAAAGTGGCGGATTATCTTGGATGCATCACGTGGCTTGGAATAACCAAAAGCCGCTGCTGTCCGAGACGCCAAACGAAGAGCCCACGAAGTGGGTCCACTTATCGCGCTCATGGACGGTATCAAACTACCAGCATAACCCGTGATCTGTGAAGCCACATTCAAGCCGTGCGAAAGCATCCCCTTGGACTCCCCAAGCATAGCTGAAGATCCAGAGGAAGGTTGTTTGGCTCTCATTCCAGACTGAGGTGTAATAAATTGCTCCTCCATGGGATAAGAACCAATCAACTCCAAGTCTTCTAAATGCATGAGAACCCTATATGTAGGCGCAGCACTACTGACAAGAGTAGGCGCGCCCAATACTTGGTTCAAACCAAAAACTCCAAGAGGATATGACAAAGCACTACCAGCTTGCATGTAGTCCCACGGATAATTCCACGGCACTCTTAGCTGACACATTGTGGATTCTGCTATATCCAAACGGACATGAGGAAGATTGGTACACAACTGCGGATTTATTGCCCTGCAGTATTGATCTACATCGTCGATCGCGCCATCATACTGAAAGCAAGCGGCAATTACGCCGCAATGGAAAGGGTTAGCGGCCACGGTCACAGTAAAAACCATGGTAAATCTGTAACCACCAACCCCAGCCAAACGATCGGAGCCCTGCGGAAAATACGTACCGAATATGTTAGATCTATTAAGAGTTAAATTAGACAAGTTGGTTTGCACGGTAGACAAACTTCCGGCAACTAACGTCCGAGGACGCCTAAAATACTCTTTTAGGTCTTGCACATCACTAGTACCTTCTATAAAAGAGACAGTATCGTTCGCCGGAACTTCGACGCACGTACCCGCCTCCTGGACAAAGGACATGACACCCGTGCTTTCGGGTGCGGAGTTTATAGTGAGGCCGTCTATTTCGGCACACTTCACTTCATCAACTATTTGTTCATTATCAGGGAGTCACTATGTTCGACCTTGGCTAGACTCATAGCACAAGGAAGCGCTACCGTTCTCTGACATGGTCTGAGTAGTAAGGCACAATGTCCACAGGTGTTATCCTGACAACATCGGGGGCTCGGTAGCATATTTTCCGACCCAATGCCCGTATATGTGTTAGAACCAAACTGAGGTTCGCGTCTTCATCCACTGAAAAGCGGACTCGCGCGAATGAAAAGGGACTACAAGGTCATTTTCATCGTACCATTTCTCTAACATAGAGTGGTACTTTGACCACAGCGGTTCTCCGTGATAGCTCAGCTCACCAAGCATGTGCTTCACGTTGTCAAGCATAGCAGTCCTCATTTCCCTATGGCTACGCAGCCAATAAGGAACGTAAAGGAAGCTATTCACGTCAAGTGGCGCTATCCAGCCGCCGTCAATCTCATCGCATCGCTTAAATGTGCGCTTGAGAAAAGTCACAGTACTTATGTCCTCAAACGGAATGAGCTCTTGGCCCTTCTTGTCGGAGGTATAATCCATGTTAAATAATTCCTTCATCTTCTCTGACACCGTGACCTGATTGAAGACGCCGGTCAAGTTGTCAACTACGGAATTGACATTGTCATCCCCGTAGGTGTTGATGAAGACATTATCCCACATATCCGTGTGGTCTCCTGTCAAGCTCGCGTAGCAAGCGGTGATGGTGATGAGGGAATACATTGAGTTCACAACCGTAGTGAGCGGATGCCCACTAGGCAGAGATTTATTCCATTGCAACAATATGTCCGACTTGGTATCAACCCCCGCCAAATGGCGAGAGTGGATCAAGTCCAGCCACAAAACGTTGCGACATGTTTCATCGGCCTGGCACCAATAGGTGCTCTTTTTATACCAGCGGTTTATATACCCAAGAATATATTCGAAAAGATACGGTTGCTCCGACGCATCGAAGCGCTTGAAATCTCCTCCAAATATATTCTTACCCTTGGATTGAAGCTTCTCAGCCAAAAGGTGCCAATCTGTGTACGGATTTATACCGGGCGACATTCCGTTCACAACGAACGTGTCGAACATAGCCGCGATAAAAGATCCAAAATACATACGCACAGCAATAACATAATCAAGCGGCGCTCCAGAAATGGCTCTAGAGACGACATTCTTGACTTTCTCAAGGGGCCGTAGCTCATCCTTTAAAAAGTCTGTGAATATCACGCACGATCTGCTATTCTGACGCGCATCGTATACGAGTCTGTCAACAAGCCTACGTAATCTCTCGCACTGTGGTGAACTAAAGTCATAGTCACCCTCAGCGCCAAAGAAATCAAACTTGCCAACAATGCCCTCGATACGAAACGGATAGCCTGATGAAGTTCCACGGGGTATGGGTTTCAATTTCATCCCTTCGCGAGGAACCACAGCCTCCTCAAATGTGAGGATGTGGCGTCCATGTCTCTGCGTGTTGGCCCAATGTGGCTTCATGGCCATCTCTACTATAGCCTCCATATTGGGTATCTCTCGAATCTCAAGTGGAGCTTGGTATGCCTCCATGGCCTTGACCATCGGGAATATAACCCCATCTTGCGTACGAACTGGGCCCATATGGGCTGGTAGCGTCGGTGGAGGTCCAAAAACTTGATCCTCTCCAAGCGGAGACAGAAACAATTTCGTCTCATTGTTCATGTGAACAGCCTGCTCCTTCTCTACCATCCCTAATGGCAAAAAGCTGCCTCCTAAGAGACCGCTCTGCTCCAAGCGTTCCATCACTTCAGGTGTTACCTCCTTGAGATCAACGCCACTCATACGGGTGGTCTCCTCCAGATCATCAACATACGTGTCCAATTCAGAACGCGCATGGTATATGAGATCACTTGAAATGACCTGCGCGTAACCATGGCGCACCAAGCGCCCGGTCTTACCCGCAATATGAATGCCAATAATAGCTCGTCCTCCAAAGAACCGTGGCTCACAAAGAGCCAAAGGAGCTCCACAATCGCCGACGATAGTTGGCATCTCGTATCTGCACATACCGCGAATCACACCAAGACCCTGAACCATATGTCCCTCCTGCATCCACTCACACACATTGCTGGTATAAGTGGTCTTCGTGAGGTCCCACTTGTCGCCATTCTTGTCCATGCGCGCTATGTCCAAACGAACATTGTGGCATGAATCCTTAAAGAACGACTTCAAGTCCGCCTCCCTCAGGAAATGATGGGCTATCGACCTGTGTGCTTTGAGCATTGAACGCTCAAATTTCACAAACTCAACGTCGGTGTCGACGGGTCTAATGCCCTTCAAATCGAGAAATTTCTTCAATGGCATCTTGGTGCTGAAGTGTGTCTGCTGACTGGACATGAAATGAATCATGGGATTCCCAGTCTCCTCACGCAATTCCTTGCGGAAATGGGAGGGCATAATACACAAATCACCCTCAATGAAGAGAATCTGACCCAGGATAACCGGGGCCCCATCCCTCATGAGGTAAATCTTGTATGTGTTGTTAAATGCCCTCTTAGCGTGTGAATCCTGGGGCGGATTACCCAATTGTGGGTATAGGCGGGGAACAGAAATATCCCCCTTCTTTGTACGCGGGGAATCGGGCATGTTAGATTGACTCTTAACACGGCCGAACATCCGCTCAAAGACGTCTGAAACCAAACCGACCAACGCCTTGGATAATTTAACCAGGCATCCAACCAATAACCCGAGAAGACCAAGCCTCACAAGACGACAGAAATTCCTCCAAAAAACGGTGGTCTTATCTGTGCCAGTCTCAAAGTGTTCAACATCATGAACATCAATGAAAGAAATGGCATTCTTCAAAACAGCTGGTAGCTTTTTTGCATCACACCACTTGGCCATCTTGTTCAAAGCGTCACCTATCCAATCGCGACGGGCACGCTCCCCCTTGATCTTCTCGTCGATCCAACGGGCTCTCCGATCCATCCTCTCCTCCCACGTCTCAATCTTGGGAGTATCACAAGTTGGAATCTCACCTTCCACGCTGGCATTAGGATACCTCTGAGCGTATGTCTGCGGCACGCAGATCTTACGCAAGATGGGTTTCCCATCCAGAGAGCTAGGCAACTCGGCAATGATCTCAGAAGACACGCTATCAAGCGCCCACGCCTCGAGATCACTTTTGCCGGGTAGATCAAAACCACTCTGCGACACTACGGGGGAAGTTGTTTCCTCGTCTACAAGACACTTGGCAATGTCAGTTGCCCAGTCCTGTAGCTCGGTAACTTCCTCGACGTGCTCAGCACTCCTCACAGTATATTCAGCAGCCACCTTGCGAGCCAAATCAAGAAGAGTAAAGTCATTCTTGACAAAGTCATTCGATAACGCTGAATTAAATGAATGAGGAGTTATATTCCAAGCCTCCCAAGGAATACACTCAAGCAGTTGAGAAACCGTGAAAGATGATCCGAGAGCGGCCCTTTTGTTCTTCAGGTATGAGTTCACCTTGGAATAATCTAAAGTTCTCACCCCTGCAGACACATCAGGATCTCTCGCAAAATCCTTGTTCACCGTGACCCAATAGCCATGTTGAATTCTGCGTGTGACAGCCGCTGGCTCATTCACCATAGTGGCTGCAATGGCATTGATGTCAACAACATTGGTCGATCCCATAATCACATTGGACATGAAATAGAAACGACCCTTGCTGTCAAGATCGGCGAAATTGAGAGGAAAAGCCCAATTCCCAACAGCTCTGATAAGAAACATAGCTTCATTATCAAGCTGCTTACCATCTGTCTTCTGCTGAAAGCAGTCGTCCATAATATAGACAAACTGCTGAACATAGCCGTTCCAATATTCAGAAATTCCCTTCTGCCACATGTTGTTCAAGACTTCGCTGGCATCAACAGATTTGGATAAAAGCATAATGGAGGATGCAAGCCACTTCAACAAAGTGGTCTTGCCAACTCCACTCGCACCGCCGAGCATAAGACAAATAGGCTGCATTCTAAAAGAACTAGCCTGTGCCAAAGCGCCACGATGTGCTTGTATAGCACCAGTCAGTCTATCCATATACTTGTTCAAAAAGATCATGTTATGGGTTGTCTTGACTGTCTGTCTAAAGCCAACGCCCTCCTGTAGCAGGCGCATAGCGCCGTTCAACTGTGGAAGACTAGGATTCTCCTTTATGGACATCACCTCAAAGTCGTCAACCTTCTTGGACCACTCATCAAGTAAGCGATCCAATTGGGATGTCCATTGCACTCGCTTATCAGTGACCAATGAGGCCAGCCAATTCACAACGCTCTCAAAGTGCCTCAAGGCTCCTTCAAAAAGGAAGCTCAAACCACTGGAAGTGCGTTCTGCATTGGCTACTCGCCTCTGAATCTCACCCACCATAATGGCGGGATCTTTCTTGGGTACCAACAAACAAGAGGTCAACGTTGCGACAAAAGTGCTCGTGTCCAACATTCCACTTTGGGATTCAATCTTGGAACCTTCGAAAAAGCTCCTCAAATGACCCCAAATCTTCTTGCAAATACCCATGGCGATGGGAATGATCACAATGCTAACTATTTGCATAGAAGCATAAGATCGCACCAATGAGTAGAGCAACAACAAAGCAGGAATCTTCCACCAAGAACCAAAGAATCCCTTCATGGATTCAATGGTCTCCTTAACTTGTCCCACAAATCCAGAAGATGAATTCGAGATTCCACTCGCCATCTCATCAACTGTCTTTGTTAAACTCGTCAAATGGGGTGCAGTTCTATCAAGCAACTTAGTTGCCTTAAGAGCTGCAATACCAACAGCTGCAGACGCAGCCGTGCCAATTACATTCTTCATAATCTTAGACCGGTCTTTATAACCGGACTGAGATTCTACCTGTTCAACATCAAGAGCATCCTCTTCGAGTTGAACCATGAGGGTAAGCGAAGAACGCTGCTGAGCATGCTGCATACGTCCAATTCGCTGACTCAAAAGCCTCTTCTCCTTGGGGACAGCCTTATAAGCGTCCAGTTTTCTCTCCAAGGCTAGAACGCGCATACAAAGTTCATTGTAATGGCGACGCTGCTGCCTGGTAGATTCAGGTCCTGGTTCACTTAATTCCTTGTCCCTCTGGAGATTCTTCAACTGAATCTTCAAAACACTGCCGGAAGGTGTGCTTCCGCGGATCGCGACTCTATCCCCGTTGCGTGGGGCATCCTTTTCGGTGGACGGTACCATGGAGAAACCAACCGACATTTATATACCGCCGTCGGCGAGCGGATATGAACTGCCCCGTCGGGGAAATACATTGGGCTAAACCTAGAACTTTCATCTAGACAACACCATCGCCCAAGGATGTTGTGTAAGGAATTAAAACTCCTCTACCTATGGATAGCACAAATCACAGTGTGGTTCTGAATACAAAAATACAGCGTAAGAGCAATCCAGCTCAATTATCACCATACAATATATGCATTCCAGCACAGTGTACGTCCACAGACTAAAGAATAGGGTGCCATAGGCACGAAAGAATCAACTTAACAAAATATGGAACCCTCTCTGGGGTCAATAATGATGCTAACTGTTCCGTGTACAGGATAACCAAATGGTCATCCTTATATAGTACATCGAATGAACACTTGGCAGGGAAATAAAACTTTTCTCCAACCTGATTTGAAGCTTCCAGTCTTCAGCCCGGGCCCGTTTCGTGGTTCCGACGGCAAAATAAAATAACAGCGCTTGACTTAGCAAGTTATTATTTTATTTTACACAGTGTGGTTCTGAATACAAAAATACAGTGTAAGAGCAATCCAGCTCAATTATCACC